TGACGGACATGATGAAACGTCAGGGATTCTTCTTCCGTGTTGAGGAACTTACCCACGGCAACCAAAAGAAAACGGATAGGATCATGTGGGCTCTACAAGGGCGCTTTGAGCATGGTCTTATCGCTCTTAACAAAGGAGAGTGGAACAGTCGTTTCCTAGATGAACTGTTTCAGTTTCCTGATCCGTTAACACATGATGACCTTGTTGACTCACTGGCGTACATTGACCAGCTTGCTAAAGTAGCATATGCAGGCAACTGGGAAGAGTATGACGACTACGAAGAATTAGACTCAGTATCAGGATATTGATATGGAATATTACGAAGGTATGGAAGACGAGCCAATGATCATTGAAGAGTCTCTTGAAGACTGGGTGATGAACAAGTGTGATGATTGGCGTGACCACTTTGAAGCTAACTACAGCCAGAAGTTTGATGAGTACTATAGGCTATGGCGTGGTATCTGGACAGCTGAAGACAAGACACGCGACTCTGAACGCTCTCGGATTATCTCTCCTGCACTACAGCAGGCTGTTGAGTCTTCCGTAGCTGAGTTGGAAGAAGCTACCTTTGGTCGTGGTAAATGGTTTGACATTAAGGATGACCGTAACGACCCTGAAGCACAGGACATTGTTTACTTGCGTGAGCAGCTGCATGAGGACTTTGGCAAGACCAAGATCCGCAAAGCAGTAGCTGAGTGTCTAATCAATGCTGCTGTGTTTGGTACAGGTGTTGCTGAAATCGTAGTAGCGGAAGAAAAGGAAATGGCTCCTGCTACACAGCCCATCATGGACGGTGACCTGACTGCTGTTGGTGTCAATATCCGTGACCGTGTTGTGGTTAAGCTACGTCCTGTCATGCCTCAGAACTTCCTCATTGACCCTGTAGCGACTTCCGTAGAGGAGTCCCTAGGTGTGGCTGTGGATGAGTTTGTACCCCGTCACAGCGTTGAGATGCTTCAGGAACAAGGTTCGTACAAGAAAGTATACCTTGGTAACGCCCCTGAAGATTTTGACTTAGAGCCTGACCAAGACTTGACAATGTATCAGGATGACAAGATTCGTTTGACAAAGTACTACGGTCTTGTCCCTCGTCACCTCCTGTACTCTTCAGACTTGTTTGAGGATGAGGAAAACGAGGAAGGGAACGAAAGCTACTACGTAGAGGCCGTTGTTGTTATTGCTAACGGTGGTGTTCTGTTGAAGGCTGAGGAATCGCCTTACATGATGCAGGATCGTCCTGTTGTGGCTTTCCCGTGGGACGTAGTACCTTCACGCTTCTGGGGACGTGGTATTTGTGAAAAAGGTTATAACAGCCAGAAAGCACTTGACGCAGAACTACGGGCACGTATTGACGCTCTAGCCTTGACTGTACATCCTATGATGGCCATGGACGCTACACGTATCCCTCGTGGTACTAAACCAGAAATCAGAGCAGGGAAGTTAATACTAACCAATGGCGATCCTAAAGAAATTCTTAATCCGTTTAACTTTGGTAATGTGTCTCAGATTACCTTTGCACAAGCTCAAGCCCTGCAAAGCATGGTTCAGCAAGCTACGGGTGCAGTTGACTCAACAGGTATCTCAGGTGCAATTAACGGAGAAGCTACTGCTGCTGGGATCAGTATGTCTCTTGGTGCTATTATTAAGCGTCATAAACGTACTCTAATTAACTTCCAAGAGTCTTTCTTGTTGCCTTTTGTGTATAAAGCAGCATATAGGTATATGCAGTTTGAGCCTGAGTTGTACCCTGTTAAGGACTACAAGTTCAACGCTACAAGCTCATTAGGCATCATTGCACGTGAATATGAGGTTACTCAGCTTGTACAGTTGCTACAGACCATGCAACAAGACAGCCCTCTGTACCCTGTATTGATCCAATCAATTATTGACAACATGAACCTGTCTAACCGTGAAGAGCTTATCGCAGCAATGCAACAAGCCTCACAGCCTAACCCTGAAGCACAGCAGATGCAGCAGCAGATGGCACAGGCTCAGATGGCCTTCCAGCAGGCTCAGACAGCTACTCTGAACGCACAAGCACAAGAGTCGCAGGCTAGGGCACAGAAGTTAATGATTGAAGCTCAGACGATCCCTCAGGAGCTTGAGATTGATAAGCTAAAAGCCATCACTACAAACATACGA